AAAATGTACGAGGTCATGGTACGCACTCCCCATGTGAAGCACTGGTTGCCTACTAGAATGCATAAATTCGCTAAGTATCAGCAGGTGCTCACCAGAATGCAGGCGCTCCCTAATGTAATGGTACGCCCTAGCAGTGACGCTATAAACGGCACTTTTACTGCTGGTGTGCATGGTTCTACTATACTGCCAGAAGGCATGACGGTACCAGCAGGTGTTAAGGTATGCACAGCGCCTACTACTAATGGAAAATGCTCGGGTTGCCGTGCTTGCTATTCTAAGGATGTGCCGGTTGTAGGGTATATTGCTCATGGTCGCAAAATGGCGAAGGTTATACGCATTGCTCAGGCGGCATAAGGATCAGGTATCGCTCTGAATACCGAGCGCTCTAAGGGGTCAGCTGTAGTGGTTGACCCCTTTTTTTGAGCTGTATGGACGCAGTTAGCGGAAAAAGCCCCACCAGGTCAAACGACTTTTCTTGGATTTTTATTTTCTGGGGCTATCCTCTGGTTTTTCATTTTCCAGAATTTTTTTCAGGTCCTCAGAAGTCACTCCAACCTTTTTCAGTATTTCTTCTACCTCGAACTCGGTATAGATACCGACATTTGACCAGACCTGTTCCTCAGGACCATACTGCCAGACGGCCAGTACATCATACGTACCTTTTAGATAACCCTCTCGGTTTGACGTTCTGGTCCATCCGATAGGTCTTAGTATCCGTCTTATTAGTTCTCGCATAGTTCGTTTACAAAGTCTAACAGTAGGCCATGATGTTTATCATCGTGGTATTCGTCTTTGAGGTATGGAAAAGTTTCAGTATACCAGTGAGGTAACGATTCGGGGTGACAACCAATAAGACCCACATTACCCTGTATAATGGCCATCGGATCGCCGTTAGAGTATTGGGAGATTATACTACATGTTCCAAGGTCGCCAGAGAAGGTTGTTCCGTCATAGAAGAACATTCTTTCATCCTGGTTATTCCAGGTTACTTTGGCGACTGTACCGTATGACCTTTTGATATCAGCAGTTTTTTGTTTGATGTATTGAGTACATTCGATACCATTCAGTATATCAAAGTAATGGTTACCAGCCCAATAAGCGCCCATACAGATACCAAGATACTTACCACCTCGGTCTATAAAGGAGGCAATCTTATTGGCACCTCTTCGGTGGAAGAGTTCAAAGTATTTGTCTGAGTCTCCGATACCACCTGGAAAAGCCAGTAAGTCTACTTCGGAAAGGACTAGGTCAAGATTGTCGTGTATTGTAAAGGTTCGAAAATCGTATTCTTTTGAAAGTGATATAAAGATACCATTGGAACATTCTTGTGAACATTCGGGGTCATGTACAAATAAACCGATTGTTGGTCTATTGTTTATCATTCGTTTTGTGTTTCAAGAGTTCTAGCACCACTCGGAAACTCCGGAAGCGCTTAGGGTGAAAACATGATAACCATCAGAGTCGGACTCCCAAGCATGGTTCATTATAACCCAATCATCTATACAGGCATCTTCTATAATAGGTCGGTTTGTCTGACCCATCAATTTCACCCAATCTATAAAGTATTCATCTAGAATATCTTTGGTCGTATATGTTTCATATAGAATGGCCATATCGGATGGTACAGGTTTTGTATAGTATTTCATGCTGGTGTCACTTGGTGATAGTATTTGTATAGTTTCACATAATAAGCAAAGAGAATAGGATGATTGTCTGGATGAGGCAGAGAATTTCCATAAACCTTTTTCATTTCTTCGTACATGTTTAAAGCTTCTTGGTCAGTCATTTTGATTTTAAATATTCAGTATTGTTTACCCATTTACCTTTCCAGAAACCCCACTCTTTGAATTGAGGACCCATGAAAAATAAGGATGTAGTTGGTTCATTACTATGTAGTTCAAGCCAATGATATTCTCCTGATTTTCTACAAATAATTGAACCTGTACCACGCCATTTTGATACATCAGCGATAAGTTTACCACTTTTATCAAATACAGGTGTGTGTTCGTAGTAACCACCTTTTAATATGATTGTCATATATGGCCAAGGATGGTCATGGAATACTGGCTCATCTGACCTTAAAATTTCATGGAGTGTTATATTGAACGGAAACCATTTTCTGTCTTTTAGAAAAAGGTAATAACGGTGCATATAGTCTGCACCAGTAGAACGGTCAGGTATTAGTCGGTACCTTCCTAGTTTCACCATTAATCGGTGAAAAATAGAGTCTGCTCTCATTTCATCATCCTGTCACATAAAAATTACATATATATTAGTATAAACACTAATAACGTTAATACTCATAAGGAACTTAACATGCTAAAAAAACTATTCAACTCTATTACCAAATTCCGTAAGTCATTACAAATGGCTGAATTGGAAATGTATATTTTATCCCGTAATCCACAAAGTAATGGTGATGTAGAACGATTAGCCCGTGAATATCACCAGAGAAATTCGAATTTCTTCAATCAAATGGTCTAAAGTCCTTCAATACCAGACCAGGTCTTTAGTTTCTCACGTTTGGCCTTTCTGGCAGCATTTACATTAGAATCAGAGATAATACACTTCTCTATCATAATATCAACCATACAAAGTAAATCACCAACTTCCTCTTCAAGTCGGTCTTTGTTGGAATGACCTTTGTGTTCCGAGTTCATTCCAAAACGAAATACTTTAGAAATAGCCTGTGTTACTTCTGCACATTCTTCTTGTGCAATACAGAACACTTCTTTAATCTGATTATCCATTAGAAATATTCTCATTCAATAGTGTGGGTACACCTGTTGAACCCATATGTACAAAGTCTTCAGCAAGTAGTGCTGCTTCAGTTTCGGACATAGTTGAGGTTTTCTGAATGGTTTTGCCTTCAATATACATTGTTACATACCATCTCGCCATCATATTGCCTCGGCCTAACGCCATATCCTTTTCGACAATAGCTTTTCTATTTCCATTACGGAATTCAGAATATAAGTTCATTTCTTCTCCTTTAGGATATTAATCCAATAAATCTATTTAAGATAACACGATTGTTAATACGACCACCAGCATACTTGTTAAAAGCGGAAACAAGGCCACGGGTAGTTGCATTTTCTTTAACTTCAAATTCTACATCTTCGTCAGTATCTAGGCCTTTTGACCGTAGAATATAATATTCATCGAAGCCAGTTGCATTAACAACCAAGAATTTTGATTTTCTGAATTCTTCTTTTTTCTTTTCAATGTCATAGAAACTGGCACCAGGATAGAAATCACCTAGACGGTTACGAATATCTCTGGCACCACCAACAAAGAAACCAATTACATGTGAATTTGTTCGTAACTTTAATAATTTAATCAGAGTGGAAGTTTGTTCCATACGGAGTGAACTGTAATTTCTATAATCATCATTATATGATTGTTCGTGCTTTGTTTTTGGATCACGGAAAACAATTCGTGATGCAGCACCTTTTGGTTTCTGTTCTCTAAAAGAATCGGTATAACCAGTATCACTAGAATAAACAGAATTCAAATAACTACCATCACCATCTGTTAAGAATACGGTGTTGACAATTTGTAGTTTATTCTTCTTTTGAAAATAAGGAACAATTTCCATGGCAGAGATTACTGCTTCATTCAACGGTGTGCCACCCATTCTGAACCAATGTGGACAACGACCAGGAAAACGATAAGAACCAAGACCTGCCATATGGAACAAAGCACCACCAGCAGTCATAAATTCAGAAGCAGACATTCTACTTGATAGAATATTCAATAAACAGATATCGTCTGTTTTTACATCGCCTTGTTTAGCTTCAATCCTGTATATACGGCTTGAGTCAGTTCCATCCATGAAAGCATATACTTCAAATGGAATATTAACTTTTTTACAGAACATTGTCAAATTGAATAACTGTTTAAGTGTATTAGCAATATGTTGTGCCATAGAACCGGACCAATCTAAGTACATGACTAGACCGTGTGATTTACCACCAGGAACCACCGTCATCTTTTTAAAGATATCTTCACTAAATTGATATGAAAATATTTTGTTTAGATTCAAGTCGCCAGTTTTAGAAATACTGGCACGTTTCATCTGGTCAGCATTCTTACGTAATTCAAATTCTTTGACAAGATAAGAAACTACTTTACTGGATTCACGGCGGAATTTGCTGAATTCTATTTTATCAACTGTATTGTTTTCTTCCACATATTGTTGATATAATGATTTATAATCCCAAATACCTTTTTGAATATCAAATTTAGGAATATTCATATACATGAAGTGCATATTCTCTGTGGAAAATAATTTACTTTCATTTGCACGATATGCATCATCTGTGTGTGAACGAATTTCTTGGTCACCAGGTTCTGTTCCAGGTAATTTGGCATCACCTTCTTCACCTTCTTCACCTTCTTCAGCATCACCTTCTTCGGATTCTTCGGTTTCATTTTCACCAAAGCCATCTTCATCAGGTTCATCACCTTCTTCTAATTCAATTTCTTCCGATTCTTCTTCATCATCATCATCTTGACCTTTGGCTTTTCTTCGGAGCTTTTCTTCTTCCTGTTGAGCTTTCATAAAATCAATAATGCGTCTAGTTACTTCTTCCACATCTTCCCATGTTTCAGTAGATTCCACATCTTGTAAAAGCCGGCGTTCAACATCAGTAAACTTAATAGCAAGAGTTGCACCACCTTTACAATGGAGATTAACACGGTCAATAAAGTTAAATGCATTAACATTTTTATCTTTTGTACCAAAGAAATCTTTTTCGACCAATTCATTATATGCTTTCACAAAAGAGTTTTTAAGACCTGGATATTTTGTTTGAATTTTACGTTCAATGCGTGAATCTTCAACCACATTAAGAATCGATTGAATCAACTTCTTTTCTCTGGCAGCCATCAAACCTTCTAATGGTGTATACAGAGCATGTCCAGTTTCATGGCCAAAAAACAAATCCATAACAGGTGCGGAAATGTTATTATCTAAAATTGGAATAGTGAGAATTCGTTCTTTAACATTGAAACTAGCCGTACTGACTTTACGTTGTTCAATGGTTAAATTCTCTGTTGCCATTAGTTTGGCCAATAACGATTTACTTTCAAACATCTTTTTTCTCAGTTACAATAATAACATTACCTGCTGGAGAAGATTCTACTCTCATATTCAACACGGTACCTTCTTTCCATCCTGTTTCAGCAAGTAATTCATCAGGAAATTGTAAAATTGAATCGCCTGTTCCGTCATCTGCATCAATCAAATCTATAAAATAAGGTTTACTCATACATTTCTTTCATTTTTACATACCATTCTTGGTCATTTTCATGTCCAGTCAATGCAGCCCACTTACGAATTACTTCATTCAAATCGGTAAAGTTGTAATTTTCATTTTTTTCGTTATTTTCTTCAGCTAATTCAATCATTTTCTAGTCCTTGTTTAATGTGTTTTGGTCTTCTTATGTATTTTACTACAATTTTGTGCTTTTGTAAAGGTTTTATTGGTGTCCGGCAGACAGGTCGTTGTAATTTTACGACAAAATTGATTTTTCGTTCCATTTTAGCGCCTCATACTCGAAATTTCAACAGCTTCTTCGCTATTAAACACAGGAACAGCGTTAGATTTGTGCATAGTTGCAATTCCGAGCACTTTTGTACCTGTATAAACCTTTGGTGCTGATTTTGTTGCTAAACCTTCACCTGTATTTAATGATGGATATCGCACAGTTTCACGACCTGGCGCTGGAGATAATTTATATGAAGATAGATTGAATTGTTTACGCTTTGAAACAATAGGGGTTTGATGTTTTTCGAGCCAAGCAGAGTATTCCTCACGCTCCTGCTTAGGTTTGAGTTTTACCTTACTTTTGCGAATATTAGCATAAATTATCATAATATAATCTCCAACGTATAAATGTATTATATCACATTGGAGTAATAAGGCAAGTTTATTGTTGTTTTCCTACAACATTAGGTAAATTAGTAAATTCGTTTCATTTTTTTTCTGGATGGTTGGTAATCGTCACCGAAATCCTGTAACAATTCATCATATCCTTGTTTAATCATCCTTTTTACAGGATCATGTCGATTTCCACGTTTTCTCTTTTTTGAAAAATTATAATCATCACTATAATCGTTTTCTTTGCGAAACTTTGCCACAAATTTTGACACCATTGCTCCTTATTTTAACACTTCGAAAGTAATACCTCTAATTTTTGTTTCCGGCGTATTATGCATATCACGGTCGGAAATATAGGTGATATCTGCTTGAGGATAACACAGCTTCACCAATTTCAAAAGATTACAGACTGTTCCATCTGCATCATTGAAATTAAGAATTTCATCAACACAATTTATATTTTGTAAAATTTCAACACGGTCTTTATGACCTGTATAAATTCCATTTGTTGTCATAAACACATGCATATCAGAATGAACACCGACTATTAACCAATCACCTTTTTTGCGACACTTTTTAAGAAACCGTAATTCCTTAATAGTAAGAGGATCAAAATCACCTGAAGTGATGATGATTTTTTCTCTGGTCATGGTAGTAAATCTGGAAATGCCTCTTTTACAAATTTATAATCTAAGCCTTTAACACCCAAATCTTTTTGGAAAATACCTAAAATTATTTCGGCTTCACGAGGCTCGATAGATTCTAACATTTGTGTTAATAGTTCCGTTCTTTTTCTTTCGGTTAAATTTTCTGCTGTTTGGTCACCAACTCTAAACATATATAATTTACGCATTTGAGCATTTAAACTATCATATGTAATTCCTGGTAACATATCAGTTGGTATCTTATAATTTTCAGGTAATTCTTTTACCTTCCATTGATACTCTGGATGGTAAGTTAATTTTAAAACATTCACAAGTGGTTGTGATAGATTTTTTTCAATCACCGCCATTCGTTCTTTTTTATTTTTAGCTAATTCAAATTCATCAAATACTTCATATATTGTTTTTATCATCATTAGAATTCCTCAATTACTTCTATTAAACTCTTAAGCTTGTTTGCAATAAAATAATCCAAAATTTTACCTTTAACAGGTATTGTTTCTTCATAAGTATTTATGATTTTATCTTTGATATCAGTTGGTATATGTCTGAGGTCAATTAGTGTCTGGTTACGAGAGAATCCGATTCTTGCATTTTCATCTTCCCATTCACCATAGTCTTTTTCCATCAATTTATCTAGTTTACCTTTACTGATTGGTGTTTGTCTGATATCACGGACAAAACAATCCGATGAAGATAATACATTTGGTATACCATCACCTTTATCTCCACGGATAACTTTCTCTTTTAGTTCTTCCAATGGATTTACTGATACGATAAATTTCTTTTGTGATGGATTATATTGTTTAACTGTGAATGAACTTCTACCGTTATACATCTGTAATTGTGGAAAGTCACCGTCACTTGATATGATTAGAATATTCTCCGACATGATATGTCGTGGTACAAGTGTACCAATGATATCATCAGCTTCAGCACCTTCAACATCCACTACTTTATATGGAAAGTTTTCTTTTAGTTCTTGTTTGAATTTGGCAAGCATGTCAAAAATCATATGCCAATCGAGGTCTGATTTTTCACGGTTCTTTTTACGGTTTGCCTTGTAGAATGGAAAGAACTCCTTGCGCCAATACTTGCGGTTGTCACAACAGAGTACAACTTCACCATAGTCTTTACGGAACGTCTTTAGGTGGGTTTTGAGTATCATTAGGACCATATGTCTAATGAGAGATTCATCTAATGTGAATGTTTTTCCATACATGGACTTTTTTCCATTAGATATTTGTGCCATAAGGCCAGCAAGTAGGACTTGGTTCAAGTCAACGAGAATCATAACAAACTTTCAAGTTTCAAAACTATATTGTATCACATATCTTCAAATTTGGCAAGCGCATCTTGGTAGAAATTTTCTGAAGTGGTAGTTTTACGGGAAATGATACCATACCAACCACCTTTAATTAAATCGGAAATATATTCTCTAGGATCCGAAAATATGGCTTCAAATGTATCAAAATTTTTGATAACTAATTTCTCATCATTTTCTTCATCATCTTCTTGAAATAATATAATATGCCATTTATCACCAACAATATTACCTTCTATTGGCATACCTTTGTTTTTATAAACATTCGATTGTATGTGTACATTATTCTTTTCTGTTGGCATGAAGAATATAGCATCAAATTCTCCAAGCTCTTGCATACCATCTAACATTGTAAACCTTTAATATGTGATTTTCTAACTCTTACCATAATCCAAGAATTGTAATAATCCTCGGATTCAAGTGCTCCATTGACAAACTGTTCTTTTGCTTCGAGATATCCACATACACCTTTGGATTTACATAGGTGAACTATCTCTCTACGAAAAGACTCTTTGCCATGCATTATAACATCTTTTTTTAATTCCTCATTGGAACCGTAGTAAGTTTGCCAATCACTTGGTACTTTTATCTTTTTCTTCTTGCCTTTGACCTGTTTGGTCTTAGCTGAATAGAAAAATTTCTTACCAATATACTTTTTACCAGTTACTTCATTAGTAATAATATAGACGAATCCATAATCTTCACCAATCATATCTTCAGTAAAATCCAGTTCTTTATAAATCCAGTTTAGTTGTCCCATTCCTCTTTATCCAAGTCATCTTCATCCTCTATATAGTCTGACTCGGTTAATTCGTCTATGGCTTCACCACAAAATGGACAAAATTGTGGGTATTCTTCGGATGTTAGTTCTTCCATATATTGTATGTCATAAGTTGATTCACAACTAGAACATTCTCCTGTTACATCTTTTGTACTCATTGTTTTTCCTTAGTGAGCCCACACATCACCCCAATCCCCTGAGTGAGCACCTTTTGCATAATCAGTTGCTCTATTCTCAAAAAAGTTAGTGTGTGTTGGAGCGTTAATCATTTCCTCTACCCATGGTAGTGGATTCTTTTTTACTTTAAAAATGCCTTTAAGACCAAGAGATATAAGACGCCTGTCAGCAATATAACGGATATACTTTTTGACATCTTCACTAGATAGACCGTCCATAGCGCCCATAGAAAAGGCGAGGTCAATAAACTTATCTTCCAGTTCAACCATTTTCTCTGCAATAGAGTAAATACGTCCTTTGAGTTCATCATTCCAAATCTCTTTATTTTCTTCTATATATGTGCGGAATAACTTAATCATAGATTCTGCATGTTGAGTTTCATCAACAATAGACCAAGTTACAATCTGTCCCATACCTTTCATCTTACCCTGTCGTGGAAAATTCAACAACATAATGAAAGAGGAAAATAACTGCATGCCTTCAGTAAATGCAGAGAACACGGCAATGTGTGTTGCAGTATTTTCTTTAGTAGTATTTTGAGCAGATAAATCTAAAACATAATCATGCTTATCTTTCATTTCTTGATATTCAAAGAATTCATTATATGTAGCTTCTGGTAGACCAAGAGTTTCAATTAAATGTGAATATGCAGCAATGTGTAAGGCTTCACGAGCAGCAAAGCCCATGAGCATCATTCTTACTTCCGGCTGCGGAAAGTAAGGTAGATAATTGTTAACATAGCCACCCGCAACATCAATATCTCCTTGAGTAAAGAAGCGAAATATATGGGTGAGAAATTGTTTTTCTTCATTTGATAGTTTCTTTTTCCAATCTTTAACATCTTCGGCCATTGGAACTTCAGTATGAAGCCAATGGGACTGTTCGTGTTTCAACCACGCATCATAAGCCCAAGGATAATTAAACGGTTTGAAATAGTTTCGTTGTTCATTTAACTTTTGTGCTACTGCTTTTTTAATCATGATGCCCACTCTCTTAATTGACCTGCTGGTTTAGAACCAATCATTCGTTTCATTTCAATATTTCCATCCAACATCACCAAACATGGTACAGAACGAATTCCATACTGATTCGCAATATCTTCGTGTACATCAATATCAATAACTTCAATTGGCATTTTAACTTGTGCTCTTTCTAAGTTCTCTGCCAATGTTTTACATGGTCCACACCATGATGCTGTAAATCTTAATATTCTTTTCATTTTATCCCTCACATGCAATGCAATCGTTACCTTGAGCAATTTGTGTCATATCAAGCTCTTTGATAACCTGTCTTTCGATTTTCTTAGAAACTTTATCTGCTTTACCAATCTTTTCGGAACGGCAGTAGTATAGAGTTTTAAGGCCTTTCTTCCATGCCATAAAATGTATGGCGTGAAGATATTTAATATGTGCATCCGGTCTAAAGAATAAATTCAATGACTGTGCTTGGTCAATATATGCTTGACGGTCAGATGCCAATTCAATTACCCATCGTTGGTCAATTTCCATGGATGTTTTGAATACTGCCTTTTCATCATCAGTTAAAATATCTAAGTGTTGAACTGAACCATCATTAGCAATAATAGATGACCATATTTCTGCATACAATTCTTCACCTTTTGGTGTCAATACTGTACCACCTTCAGGATCTAAATGCTTCATAATAACTTTATCTAACCATTTGTTCTTGTTTAGAAATGCTCCCGATAAAGTGTCCTGACGATATGCGTTAGCACGATAAGGTTCGACACTAGGAGAAGTATTTCCCATGATGATAGACGAAGAAGCA